TGATTTTGTTTGCCGCCCATACTAGATAAAGCTAATGCACCTAAACCAATTTCAGGTAAATTTCTTCCTGCAAAACTATAAAGATCAGAACCCATTTGTTTTAATGAGGCATTTCTAAGATAATTAACTGCATCATCTGCATCCATCCGCAGTTGAAGAGATTTATCGACCAAATAATCTTTAGGATTTTCTAAAAAATTTGTAGTTGGATTACTAAATGGATCTTTTACTAATTCATTATTACTGGGAAGTTCATTTGCTGCCCCATAAGGATCTGTACCAGCACCTAAATCATTAATGTTTGCCTCATACATTCTTCTAAGCTCTTCTTCTAAAGAAACTGGAGAAGGGGCTGGAGACGCTGCAATAACTTCTGGGGATGTGTTTGGCACATAATCAAAATCTCTGGGTACAGGTGTTGTGTCAAAATCACGAGACGGTACGTCACTAGACGGTATGTCTGTTGTATCAAAATCTCTAACAGGTGGCGCATCTGGAACGTAATCAAAATCTCTTGGAACATCAGGGACGTAATCAAAGTCTCTTATAGCTTCTTCTGGAACGTAATCAAAATCTCTGGCTATCTCAGAACCATCAAACAAACTGTTTAAACCATAAGATGTGGCTCCAGATAAGGCTGCATTTTTTAAAATATCTTCTAGACTGTCACCTCTAATTGCTCCAGTAGTTGCACTGGTTCCAGCAGCCAAAGCAGCAGCCGCAGCAGCCTCGCTACCTAAAGTAGTAGCTAAAGAACCCATCATTGCTTGAGGAGCCAAGAAAGGAACAGCAACAGCAGCAACCGTTCCCCAGCCGCCAGGTATTGTATCTCCAACAGCTTTATCTACAGCTGCTAAAGCACCTGAAACTCCACCGCCACCACCGTCTGTTCCAAGAACGGAAGATATAGGATCTGTAATAGCACTAACAAAACCGCCGCCGCCCTCTAAGGTCATTCGCTGTTTAAACGGGTTATGTCTACCACCTAAAGGTTGAAAGGCGTGAATAGGAAGGGTGGATTCTAGGTTATATCTCATACTTTAGCCATAAAAGAGTATTCTTTGCGGTCAGACTTTTGAATGTTTACACCGTATGTTTTAAGCATTCTGACAATCTGTTCTCCGCTTTTAGGCTTAATAAAATAAACTTTTTTTAAGTCAGAATCTTGAATCTTTTTGATAAAGTATTGGACAGCAGAAGCCAGAGACTGGGGGGGGTCTACGGTATACAAGTGCAATTCTACGTCCCCTTCTCCTAGACGGATTAAGAAAAGTACCGAGTTATTTTTCTGTAATAGCACCCCATTCCCAGCTTTAATAATGCGATTAATTCCCATCAGAACCTTCTTTGGGTCATCTGCTTGGCTGTATTGGTCTTGTAAAATAATCTCTGATGGTGTCATAAAATTGTTACCGTTACTGTCCCCACATTAGCTGTGGCAGATACTCCAAATAAATAAGAAACGTTGGGTACGACAATCTTTAAGTCTTCCCCGACCTGAAATACAGTACCATTTGGTAAATTGTACCCTGATGTTGGTAAATTTAATAGCCGAATTCCGTCTACTTGTAAAGCGGCATTTGAGTCTAACTGGGTAAAATACAGCCTTAAAACACCGATTAACTGGGCTAACTGCTGTTCGTTGTACTCAGGCGTAGCCAACGGCAAAGCTGGTGCCCGAAACTTTTGCATTCCCATTAGCGTTTTCCGTCTGGTCTACCGTCAAGTCTTGGACTACCCAACTGCCACTGCACCCCCAAATCGGCGGATTCAATCTCAATTGCCATCTGACGTGCTCTAGCCCGCATAAATACCTGATCGGTATATATATCAACGGATGTCTCAATGACTGCGCCAGACTCGACATTGGAGTAAGCATTGCCTGGAAAGTTCCTTGGCTTAATAAACATAGTGACTTCAGGATCAGTGGCTGTAGACCCTTGGAAATTAACGTCAGGAATGATCCTCTTTGTAAGAATAAACTGATCGCCGTCTACAAGGTCAAAGTCTGAAGACGCAATGTATGCCGTCATAGGCGAAGTATCGTCATTAAGACCCTGCTCATGGTTATAAATAACACTATTAGCCGTAATAGCGGTCGATACAACGCTTTGTGCTATGTTGACGGTATAAGTACCGATCCCGCCACTTCCAGTCCCAAAGGCGGTTATAACGGTTCCCGTGGCTATTCCTGTGCCTGATATAACGCTTCCTACCTGCAACACTCCAGCAGAAATTTCAGTTACCGTAAAAGTGGTATAGGATATAGACCCCGTAACATAGGTTGTTGTTATGGCTTGAGGGTATTCCCGAAGTGAGGAGTCCGACCACGCAGTGCGGTCTATCGTGCCGTAATACCAAATTCGTTCTAGATGGTTGTAAATGACATAGGCATTGTTAACCTGACTGTCTGCCGTTGGGTAGAACCACCAAATCTCGTTCCAACCTTCATTAGTTCCAGAGATAATCTGGTCAGCTTGGCTGTAGTTTAGGTTTTCAAAAATGTAGTTTCGGATCGTACATGGGAGAGTTTCTACTCTTCCGCCATAGGCATAGAATTTGTCATGCCCAAACCAATACGCCGTGTTGTTCACCGTGACGACTGACCGAGGGCTAAGAATTGAGATATTGTCCGATAGTTCATTCAAATTAAATACATCGGTTGTGCCTACGAACTGGAGGGAGTTAAGCGTACCCTCAGTAAATACAAGGATCTCTTGCCGAGTCGATATTGCAGCAACAATGGCAGAACCACGGGAAACCCGCAAGAACCCTGCCGAATTTGTGACTTGCGGTGTCCAGACATTAGGTTGGTCTTGGGTAGCCCAGCGGATAAGAAGGGGGTCAAAGTCAGTCGGAGAACCACCAAATGGTTGAGCGCCAAAACAAATAAGGTGTTTATCGTTTTGGGATACTAAGACCTGCATTGCTAGGGTCGGTACATCGGCTGGTGCTACTCCATTAATGGTAGTTTGAGACAGTAGTTCAGCCCGCACCCCTGGACCGTTTGCGTATTCCCAGTAATAGATAGAGCCATTACGGATATTAGCCACCATATCATTATCGAAGTTTTGTATAAACCAGTCTCTCTGTTGAATAAAGACTGGAACAGCTGCTCCAGCACCCCAAGCTCCAGTATTCCAAGAACCAGCACCCCAGCCGTATCCGTACACAGAGTTGTCGTTTCCTACGTTAATCTGAAAACTTGCTGTAATTGTCGTTCCACCGCCCGTTGCCCCACTCGTAGCTGCGGTTGTGGTGGTTATCCTAAAGGAGTTAACGTCTACATAAGCGATGATAAATTCGGCATTAAACTCGGCTTCTGGTATTCCGCCTATTGAACCGACCACGCCAGAAAAGGTTACATAGTCTCCGTCTATTGCACCATGTGTGCTGATAGCAACTGTAACGGTTTTTGAGCCATTGACTGTAGTAAAACAGTTATCCGTAGCGGTAGTTGTAAATGTCTGTCTTATTGGCGTGATGTCATTAAGAATCTCACCAGCCTCTATGTATAGTTTTTTGCTGGTGCCTAAAGCCAAATAATTGTCTGAAGCTGTAGTAATCCAGTTAAATACCTGACGGCAAACACCGACTACGGTGAACATTCCATAACGCAGCCAGCCACCTATTTTCTGAGGATAGCCAGAACGGAAACGAATCTTGTCGCACTCAAACCACCCGCCTTCGTTACTATAATTCGTTTGATCACGATTTAAGCCTGGTTTGAACTGTAATTTTTGGAGTGGCACAGGGTTTACCCTAACATTTTAAGTGCTTTGTCTTTTACTTCTGCAACACGCCTCGACCAGCCTTTACCGAACGTTTCGAAGGTCTTAAGTGATTGTAAGAACTCTAGCCGTTTAGCGCAATACATCTCTATCAGGCGGGTTGGGTCTTCTTTTGTTACGGCAGCCAGAGTAGCAGGACCAAAACCACCATCAGCAGTAACCCCGACACTAGACTGCAAAAACTTAATAGCCCGTCCAGGTCCCGAATTAACAGCGACATCGAAAACACAATAATCAACACCAGCCACAAGATCATCAGCTCTAACAGCATCCCAGTATTTCCTCTTGTATAACGGCGCTACCATCTCGTGAGTCAAAGCCCGCATCTGCTTTTCATCGACTTCATGACCGACCCACTCTTCCCAGACTCGCTGGGTTACGCCGTGGTTAGTTCGTCCGCCTGGATCAAGTTTGTGGTTCACATAACCACCCTCATGCTCTAACATGAGTTTTAAACAAGTTTCAAAATTACTTTGCATCTTTGTCCTTAGATCTCATGTCCATAATCTTCTCCAGCGTACGACCGCCAAAGTAAAAGCTCATAATCAGCATACCCCACTGCCCGAGCAGTTCTACGTAGGCTTTATTGGTATCTAGATCAAATGCCGACATCATGGCAAATACAAAGTAGCCGCCGAGAATAAAAATTAGAGTCATTGGACGGATGTTCTTAGATAGCCAGCTGTCGCTATTCATGTCGGCTTGAAGCCTTGCAGTCAGCTCGTGCTGCTCTGCAGCATCGGCGTTAATCTTAGCCAGCTCACCGTTTTGCTGCATCTCCAGCAGTTTTAACTTAGCCTGTTCAGCCTGCGCTGGGTCTGGGAATACCTTGTCTAGTATCTTGCCACCAATGTCGAGTAATGCGCTTAATGGAAACATTAAAAAGCTCCTAAAATAAACTTTAGCCACAACGTCACAATCAGTGCCGCTACAAAACAATAAAACTGCACCCGCCTTACTGCCTTCAAATCATGCTGGAACTCTTCATTATCTTTGCGTTCCATGTTCTCAATGTCCAACTTAATCTTAAGTAGAGCATCCCATTCTTTAGCACCGTACTTCTTTACAAACTCAATCTTTAACTTAGCCTCCTCATCGGAGATTTGTTTCTTGTGCTGCCACTGCTCTAGAGCCTTGATTAACGCTCTTTGTTTCTTAAACTCTGCTTCCCGTCTTGCCCGTATGCGTTCTTGCGCTCTCTGCTGGGCTACATCTGTTGCGTCTTTTTGTATGCTCTCAATCTGTTTAGAAACGGACTTACCAGCCTCACGAGCAGAATCCAGCCCAGAGCTAAGCCCCTTTACTCCATCGGTAAGACCTAACGGGTCGGACATAGAACTTCACCTTACATTACTCCGCCACCAGCGGCAGGAATAGTTGTCGCATGGATAGATATATGTTGTTTAAGGTTTAAGGGGGCGTTACAGTCTGAGCAGACATCGGCTTGCAGCTCGGCTTTATCT